AAACATTTCAACTTGGGTTCTTTTTTCTTCTTTACTTTTGAAAATGTCTATGATCGACGGGACAGCTGAACCGGCGAAACCTAAAAGTGATCCTAAAATTGCAAGCATGTGTTTCTCCTGTCTTTAAAAATAAAAAACCCACCAGTACATAATACCGGTGGGCACATCGAATTAGTTAATCGACTTGATTTTTTTATTTCCAATAGGAATTAAACGTGCTCTTTTTTCCTCTGGAATTACTTTTTCAAGTTCAACGGTTAACATCCCGTTAGTAAGGTCACAACCCTTTACAACAATATCATCTGAAAGAGTAAACGACCTCTCAAATGTTCTCTTAGCAATTCCACGATGAACATAAGTAGCCTCATCTTCTGTTGATTGCTTAGAACGAATTTCAAGAACGGATTCTTTTAATTCGACTTCAAGATCATCCTCCGAAAGACCAGCAACGGCCATTTCAATGAAGTACTTGATATCTCCGTCTTTTCGGATGTTGTAGGGTGGATACCCTTGATTGTTTGAAACATGTTGCGTGGAAGGTCCAAGCAAACGGTCAAACATTGATTCGAACCCTATAGAAAAAGGTTGAAATCCTTCGAAATCCCCAAAGTTTAGGGGTGTGTGTGATGCGCGTAGTACCATAATTCCTCCTTATAAAGCAAGGTTTATAAAATATCAGTTCTCATACGCAGAGCAACTGATTATGAATGAGACCATCCCGATGATGCATCTCAATCGTTCCAACCTTCTCCTTTTAGAAAATGTTGGAAGCGATGTCTTAAAACTGTCCAAATTAATTTAGTGAACGAATCTGCGGTATAAGTGCCAGTTCCCTTCACTACTAATTTATATTTAACCACCATTTCATATTCTTCAATTAACCAATTATCTGTCATTATAATAAATCAAAAAGGCGGGCAAGAATTATACTCTTCTACTATATATCACTTAAATATATTATATCATTCTTTTTCTATTTGTCAAGTGCCCGTACTACCAAAACCACCATCTCTATCTGTTTTTTGACTAGGTGGTTCTGTTAATGTATCTATTTTATATTCAACAGACTTCACTAATTCACCTTGACAGATACGTTCTCCATCAAATATATTTGTTGGTACATCACTCATGCTTGTCACCATGACAAATATCGGCTCCACATAATCACTATCTATAACACCTTCACAATTAGCAAGATGAATACCCTTTTTAAATGATAAACCAGAACGTGGATGTAGACGGATGGAGTATCCTTTCGGTATATCTGCTATTAATCCCACAGGTATTAACATTCTCTCTAAACACTGCAATCTAATATATGGAGCACCATTATTAAAACCAATTTTTCTAGGTAACTGTTTAGTGGACGCTGAACTAAAATATTGTACAGAATCATCCATAACTAGATTGGCATATAAATCAAAGCAAGCGGATTGTTCTGTTGCAAAGGTGGGTAACTTTGCCTGTTCGTTTAATTTATAAAATTTTAAATTCGGTGAATTATTCGTTGTCTTTTGTTTCATTTTCTCTGTGGTCATAATCTACTTTCTTATTACCTATATTATATTTCGCAATTAATGTCCATTCTTCTTTTTCTTTATGGGCAAGAATTTTTAATTGATTTAGGGGAACTACTAATTCAGAAGATTTTTCTGGAGATACTAATTTTATTAACCCCCATTCAGTTAATAAATTTGCTATTGTATTTCTTCTCGCTTGATCATTTTCTGAAAAATTTGTAGGTTTCCCATCAAGAGCAAACAATTCTTTAAAATGAACAATATAATATTGTCCTTGTTTATGTAAGATATGACAAGACTGGTATAAAGTTTTGTCTTTTCTCGACGCTACCCCTATTCGAGTTAGTGTTTCACGTATCTTCAAAAAGGCGTCAGCTTCTTCTATGGTGCACTCTATCATTTTTTCAATATTAGTCATTTTATTATCCTGTCCATTAATTTGTTTAAAATACTAATACTATTTATAAAATTTTAGTACTCTAATAACAAGATAATCATCATATATTCATTTTTTAGTTATACCACCCTCTTCAAACTTCTGTTTTATGGTTACAATATCATTTTCTGATAAAATCTCAAGTGCATCTTTCGCTTTTTCGTTCCCATAACCAAAATAAGTCTTAATCATTTCTAAATTCTCTATTTTATCTGCTTTTAACCATTTAGACCATCTTCTCCTTGATCTAACACTAGTCCGCAAATAATCAAATTGAAGTTTTTTATCAAGGTGGTGGTGTCTATTCATTTCATTTGTCTGGAGGATAGTATCCTGAAAATAACTTAATCCTCTATTAACAAGAAAAGCATTATATTCCTTTTCTGTCAATACATCATTTTTCATGATGTTCTTATTTTCATTAATAGCTTTTATAAAATCAAATGGTCCCATAACTATATTAATTTGCTCCTTTCTTCTATTAGCGGAAATAGGTTCAAAACATGGATTTTCGAAAAGTCAAGTATTCATTTACAAAAGGCAATATGATTTCCGCTCGTAATTGTGCTGTGTTCAATCACGGTATCAAACACCCCTTTTAATTTATCAATATAAACAGGATGGGAACGTGAACTTATCCAAGTATTGAATGCGACATAACCTCCTTTGGTTAATAACTTGGATAGCCCCAGATAAAATAATTTTTCACTAAATTTTGTAGGTACACCATTTTTATTAAACACGTCCATGAAAATTATATCAAAACGGGATGTGGTATTCAAAACATAATCATAGGCATCATCAATAATCACCTCAAGCCGTTCGTCTTTTGGCATAGAAAAATACTCTGAAGCTATCGCTTTTAACTCAGGTAACAATTCGACAACATTAATTTTAGTATTTGGAAATTTATGGAACAAATAAGAGGGGATTGTTCCGGCCCCTAAACCCAAAACTAAAATTGTTTCTGGAACACCAGTATAGTGATCAAAAACAGAAATCATATCGCGGGAATATTTAGTTTGTAATTTAAAAGGTTTGGACTTATTAATTGATGATTGTCTCACACTATTTCCAAACCTCAAATGCCTAACATTCGGTCTATCTATCACCTGAATATTTACACCATCTGTCATTATTTCGTATAAAATATTCTCAGTCATTATTATAATTTATAGACATAATGTGCAATTTCATGATCATTCATTATAGTTTTATATGTTCTCAGACTCTTCATACTGAATGCGCCTCCAAAATAACCATGCTCAATATTACGTTCATTCATATCTCCTATTGTTTTATAATGTATGAAAGCGGAGATTCTTTTTTTAATCTCATTAAATTCTATTACTTCTTCTTTCGTAAAAATATCCTCTATTTCTTCATGTAAATTCCTACCTATAGATTTATTAATAATTTGGTGTGTGGTGTTATCATTTGTCAATATATACACTACAAATCCTACAGGTACATCCTTATAACGAAACATATAACAAATAGTGTTCTTGTCGTCCCAATATGGATATTTAGACATAGATTTTTGTAATTTTAACCAACCTTTGGGAGTTTTTTCCTTTTCCTTTTTCCATTTATTGAAACCCGCATTTAAAATTTCAATGTCTCGTTGGTCGTTAATATCCCTATCAGCTAAAATCGTGAATGTTAAATTTGACATCTTTAACATACGTTTAATGCCTTTCTTATGCATCCATTTATTAGAGTTTATTTTTAAATAATTTGATGGCACATGACTATAGAAATTATACGAATCTATTTTTTCACTGAACTTATACCCCAGCTTTTCGAGTAGTTCACTTTCGGGTTCAATTACACTAATTTTACCAATTAAATGTTTTTCAGATAATTGAAGTAAAACCCTATTCTCATTATCACGATTATCATTAATACTTATCGGTAGACCCTCCATTCTAGTATAGACAGCCTTAAACATCTGAACCCGCTTGAGTACAACTATTACTAAATCATTCTCGATACCAATAGTAATAATTTTTCGTTGCCAATCTTTAGAAATTATATTATATTCTGAGGTAAATTCGGCAGGTAGAACACCTCTAAATCCATACCTCACGCTACGTTTATGGTTATAATAATCTATGAATTTTTTGGAAGTGTCCAACTCCATGGATTTCACCATAAAGAAATTATGCTCTTGGATATCACCTAAATCCACATACTCCACACAAGGAATATTTTCAAATATGCTAAGATTTAATTTCATTATCACCTGAGAAAATTTGCATTGCCTATCACCCAAAAACACACATTTTCTTTTTTAGGATTAACTATTTTTTGATCTATCATGGCATGATAAGCTTTTGATTCATAAACAGTATCTAATTCAAATGTATCGGATATTTTACATTCAACTGGTTTATGATAAGGATAATTTGCTGTATGATATTCATACTCATATTCCCATCGCATATATTCCACACCTTCTTCAATAGTTTTAGTTCTGTCATATCCAAAAGGTTGCATAGCCACCACCCTAAATTTGCGGTTCTGCTTAATAATACCGTTCAGGATACCAACAAAAGTTACAGCACTACCACAATTAACAACTAGGGTGTCTATTTCTTCTGGAATATTCTCAACTTGATGTGAAATTACATCTACGATAGATTCTCGATTAGAACTAATTTGGTATCCGAATAGTATTTTAAAAAACTTTCGTTGTTTGGCTAATTTATCTAATTCAGAATATAATACACTACTAAATCCCTGACTCTTTGACAATAAAATTATTTCTGAGCCCACCTCTTTACAATATTTTAATGTCTTATACTTTTCTATAGCCTTAGATGGTATGGTGTTGCCTATACCTATCAAAGATTTAAATCCAAAATGTTTTGCTACCCGTGATACTATGGGATTTTGCGGAGAACCTAAAGACGCTGCCGTTGCAATTGTGGAATCATATTCATCACGAATCAAATCTTGATTTTTGTCTACTAATGCGAGACATTGCCTAACTTTACCTCCAGATATAGCAAAATCTTCAAACGGTTTAAATAAATCTTCTCTCTTAAACCAAATATCACCGTGTTTTTCCACTGGAGACATTTCATAATAATCTATTGACATATTTTTAATTTATAATATTATTGAAAAAAACATCCAAAGTATGAGTCTTATACGATGCAAACAAATCAATTGGATCACCTCCAGGTTTCCGAAAACACCAAACAGATTCTAAGAACCATTTTTTTGCCCATTCATCATAGGCTGATTTTTTTTCTTTCTGGGTCTCCCCATCAAAAGATTTTATACTTTTAGGACGTGCCACTATTCTCATTCCAATTTGTCCGACAAAATATTCCCTGAATTCATTGACTAAATCATCACAGGCCCTATATCGTTTACCTTTCACTTTCGGATCCATGATATTAACCATAAGCCAGCCACCCGGCCGCAAACAATCAAAAGCTCGATGCATCACGGGTAAATAAAAACTATCTCTCCATTCTTCGTATGTATGATATTTACTCCACGACTGATCCTTTTCGAATTTGCTGCCTTCTGCATATCGTTCCGTAGCAAAGTATGGCGGAGAACTAAACATTACATCTATGTCTTTGGGTATTTCCTCCCATGGCAATGTCTCAGCAGGATATTTATATATCTTAACCTTTTTTTCACCCTCAACTGAAAACCAATCATCACCAAAACTCGTTTTCGGATCATCAGAACCTAACCAGTTGTTATATTGTACAGCCATCTTATAATAATTTTCATGTAAATCGCCATTAGGGTCCATGCCATAATATTCTTTTGCATTAGATGCAAAAAACCCCGCTAAGCGATCACCCCAACCAGAACTCGTATCTAACACTTTCTTGGCATTAGTAATATCATAAAATGCTTTAGCCACGGATGGTTTAAATTGTGTAGCAAAATAAGCTCCAACTCGCATACCTTCAAGGTAAGTATTATTTTTAAGTGGAATATCTGATTTAGGGTGCAACCTCCAAATCGGAGATAATATTTTCTTTAAATCTGTTTGGTCTTCCCACATAGTAATTGGACTAGGATTTTTGACATACGAACATTTCATGCGCTCCTTGTTCATAAAAGCATCAGAAATATTATTATAATTCGCACTAAAATTAAATACTCCTAGTCCGTGTTCTGGAAAATTACCCACATAATCATTATATTTTTCTTGAACACTTCCACAATTTTCTTTCTCATTGATATAGTTTTTTAAATTAAGAGAACAC